ATAATGGTAATATGATATTAAACCAAACAATGACTAACGAACTACCAAATATAGAAGACATAATCATTAAGCCAGAAGATATTCTTAGAGAAGTAACAGAGATAGTTCAACAATATAAGATGAATTATCTTGAAGCAACAGCTTATTTTTGCGAGAAAAATAATTATGATACAACATCCATATCTAAGATTATCCCTCAATCACTCAGAGCTCTTATCGAACAATCTGCTAAAGACTTGAAATTATTAAAAAAGAAATATAACAATTCAAACACATTACCACTATGAGTGATATGTTTTCTGGGTACGATGCATATATAACTTATCTTGCATTTAAGCTACACTTCTCTAGTACAACTTATAATTTTTTTACATATAACGGGAAAACAAAATCCAATCCAAAATCCTATGAAAATAGGAAGGATAGATATCATTTCGAAAAGATAGCAGCTAGAATTTCTAAAGAATCCTTTATTGAAAGAATGTTAGTAGAATATCTAGAGAACCAAAACTTTTGGATTAAAGATGTTTTAACTGCAGATAATAAAGCAAGGCACCTAGTTTGGAGAGGATATGTAGAAGCATTCCCATATGCTTTCAAATCTGATCTTGGAAAGATTAAAGAATATTGTCTTCTGAATGAAATTGAATATAATGAACTCTTTAAAACGAAAGGAGTAACACATCCTCTTATTTTTAAGATGTACCTAAGAAAAGATATTCGTTTAGAAACATTTATTTGTGTAGATAATCTTATTAAGATTTCAGATAAGATGAATTCTCCCGAAAGACCACGTGATCCAATTTGGTCGGATTCATTTCTTCTGATGCAATGTTATGTGCCATTCATACAAAAGTTTTTGCCAGAAAGAGAAATCTTAAAAAAAATATTCTTAGAAGTTTTTAGTTGATAGTTGAACTGATATAAGTTATGATATTGATATGAGGTTCATATGACATGAAAGATGATTTGATACGGTTTGATGATGAAGATGATTTGACCGATTCGGAAGAAACGGTCAATATATTTGAGATCGATGGACTTGATGAAGAAACTATTTCTTCATTAATTGATGAAGTGTATGAATCACTAGATACCTTAGAAAATATTATTTTGAGTATGTATTATTCTTACAATAAGATGGAAACAGAATATACAGAACGCCTAAATAACTTAGAATTTGAAAATGAGACGTATCGTGCAGAGATTAAAAAACTTTATCAACAATTAGCAAGTAAAAGCAAGAAAAAGAAAGAGGATAACTAAATGAATTTCGCAGATCTAAAGAAGAAGTCAAAGTCTAATCTAGACAATTTAGTAGCAGAATTAGAAAAGATGTCATCTGGCGGTAACAAGTACCAAGATGATCGTTTTTGGTCGGTTCCTATGGACGAGAAGACTGGAAACGGCACAGCTCTAATTCGTTTCCTTCCAGCAGGAAAGAACGATAAGTTACCTTGGGTAACAGTTTATTCGCATTCGTTCCAGGGACCTGGTGGTTGGTATATTGAGAATTCACTAACTACAATTGGACAACAGGATCCAATTGGAGAAAAAAATACTGAACTTTGGGCAACTGGTATTGAAGCCAATAAGGAAATCGTTCGTAAGCGCAAGCGCAAGCAGCAATATATCTCTAACATCTATGTGATTTCTGATCCTAAGAATCCACAGAATGAAGGAAAGGTAATGTTGTTTAAGTATGGTAAGAAGATCTTTGAGAAGATTCAAGAAGCCATGAAGCCAGTATTTGAAGGCGAGAAGGCAGTTGATCCATTTGATTTTTGGCAGGGCTCTAACTTCCGTCTGAAGATCAAGAAAGTTGATGGATATCCAAACTACGAAAATTCATCGTTCGAGGCTCAGGCTCCTTTTCTTGATGGTGACGATGAGAATCTAGAGAAGGTTTGGAATTCTCTATACACTCTTAGTGAGTTTACTGATCCTAAGAACTTCAAGTCTTATGAAGAATTGAAGGCACGTCTTGATAAGGTTCTTGGTTCCAAGCCAGCAACTCCTAAGAGACAAGAAGATGTATTGCCGACTAAGTCAAGTCCAAAAATGGAAACAAAGAAGTCTGAAGAAGACGATCTTCCTTGGAAGGCTGCAGAAACTGATGAAGAAGATGATTCTTTAGATTTCTTCCGTAAGTTAGCAGAAGAGTAAAAATCAAATAAAAAAAACTATATTCTCTTTAGAATCAGTCGCTTGCAGTTAAGTCATTGATTCTAAAGGGAATTTTCTTTTTGACATTCCGAATCCGAGTACGCTATAATGGTTGTATGATGAATGAAGGAAATGCCACCGACGTTGATGTAATGCTGAATATGGCTGATGGGAATTCTGTTTTGAATCCTGATGTGAAGCGTGAAGGACTTGTTTGGAAGTCTATCTTTGATCCAAACATCTCGTTCAAGACAATCTCTAACGAATATCTCTTAAAGGAAAAGTAAATGAATAGCAACATCGATCGGTTTATGGTTATTGGTAATGCTATTGTAGAACGAATGACTGGTGAAGTTCTCTATGATTCTGTAGCATCGAATCTTGAGATCCAGCGACATTGTGATATCTTGAATGGTCGATTCTATCCAGAATGGATTAATGAGGAGCATCTGATGTGGGCTCCAGTTCAGAAAAAAAGATTTGTCATCGATTGATATTTTGAACACAATACGGTATACTATTAATATGAGTATGAGTGACATCAAAGACTTCCTGGCCTTCGCCGCTCTAATTTTGATTATCGTTTTGTATACGGTGGTTCTCTAATGAAAGCATATATTACTATCGGTTTGCCTGCTTCTGGTAAATCTACTTGGGCGAAAGACTTCTGCGAGAAGAATTCTACGGATGAGAATATTATTGTTCGAATCAATAACGACGACATTCGAAATGCTATCTATGAATCGCTTGGTCATCGTAACTGGTCTCCAAAGATTGAAGACGCAGTTCGTGTAAATCGTGAGATGTTGATTGTTGCCAGAGCGCTTGTCAAAGCAGATATTGTGATCGATAATACTCATCTGAATCCGAAGACCCTTAAATCTACCGAGGAATCTTGCGAGAAACTTGGGTATGTGATTGAGATTGTAGACTTCCGCCACGTTTCTCTTGAAGAATGTATTCGTCGTGACTCATTGCGTGATGAGTTCGCTCAGGTTGGCGAAAAGGTAATTCGTAACATGTATAATCAATTCATGAAGACACCTGTAGATCGTGATCTGCCTGCTTGGATTCCGAACAAACTGCCTGACTGTATCATCGTCGATATCGATGGTACCATGGCTCAGATGAAGGATCGTGGTCCTTATGATGAGCATAAGGTGTATCAGGATGATGTTCGTCAGCACGTTCTATTCACTATCATCTCAATGATGACTGCGAATCCAGAACTCAAAGTGTTTGTTTTCTCTGGTCGGTCAGGGAAGGCTTTGGAACCCACTGTTCGTTGGACAAATGATAAGTGTGGACTTGAAGTTGAAAATCATAAGACTAATTTTACCAGCGATTATTGTGTTGAATTGCACATGCGCAAAGAAGGCGATCGCCGTCGTGATTCGCTTGTCAAGAAAGAATTGTTTGACTTATATGTAAAAGATAAGTATAATGTAATTGTAGTCTTTGACGATCGACCACAGGTCATCAGGGAATGTTGGAAAGAACTCAACCTTCCTGTTTTTCAGTGTGGTTTAATTGATGTTGAATTTTAAATTAGGAGAAATGAATGAAACGATTAACTGATATGACTCAAAAGGAACGTGTACTACATGTACTCTCACGAAAGAATCGTAATCAACTAACGGCTCGACAGGCCCAACGTGATCTTGGTATTGCAAATGCCCGAGCTGTAGTATCGAGTCTTCGCAAGGAAGGTTTTAAGATTCGAACTGAAGCCAAGAAGAATCGTAATGGTTCAGTCGAAATTTATTACGCACTATAAATAATGTGGGGCGTGACCCCACAATCAATATCGTATGTTACTCAAAACAATCACTGATTCCAAATACTCACCATCTTTAATGCAAATGATCTTAGAAGATCCTGCATCTTTTAAGATGATTATGTCAATTTCGTTTGCCGTTCGGATCGGTTTATTCATTGTTTCGATGGCATTTATTAGTTATTTGTTTATATCGAAACCAGACAATATCGTGTGGTATATTGTGCCAGTTATATTTTTTGTTTTTAATTTGATGAAATTATTTGAATATAGAGAATATTTTGGTGTGTTCATAGAATCGTGTATACTATCGTACGACATTCTACATAAAATTTCATCTATGTCTGATGAAGAAACCCAAGCCTTCTTAGAAGGTTTCAGTGAGGCCAGAAAACAACAGTTCTTAGAACAGAAACGGAATGTACAAATCTATTATGAAAAAAGCTGAACTTAAAGAAGTCCTTGAGTCTCAAAGATATTTTCTTGTAGCATTACAAATGTATCTGTTGAAATTGGGGTTGTTTCCGAGCCAAGATGGTTTATTGGAAATGAATTTGGATTATCTCTGGAATACAACAGAAGTAATTGGTAAATCACTAAATATCGAATTGCTGAATATGGAAGAAATTATCAGACATGGTAACGAGATGATTGCATTAAATCACATGTACTCGATGGAAATACATGACAAAACTCCAATTAACTGACATAGATAATTTTGTAGAACAAAATAAAAAATGTATTATTATATTTGGTGACACATCTTCTATTTTGACAAAGACATTATTTTCTGTATTAAAAGATTTGGGTCATGAAATTCGTGTTCTTGATACGGAAGAGTATTTGGAATCTTATGCGAAATATAGAATTAGAACAACACCACTAGTGCATGTATATATTAATGCTGAATTAACTAGTAAATTTGTGTTGCCAATAAACAGAGAAGATGTTAAGAAATGTTTGAACGAATAGATAAAATATCTGGTATCATTAAGAATCTAAGTATTGCTTGTTTCTTTATATATTCTGTCATATTCTTGGTCAATATAAACAAGACGCTAGATTCTATTGCTAAAGACTTTAACCAGACGCATAGTAAATTACTTACAGAGATCTCATTAGTAAGACAAGATTTTACAAAAACAACAAATACTGCTCTATCTAAAATAGATAACAGAATTATTTCTATAGAAAAGAATCTATTCTCTAGAATAGAGAATATAGAATCAAAAACTTTCGCATCAGTCGAAAAATTGAATACAAATTTAGATCGTATAACAGACGAATCTATAGCACTCTCCAGAGATTATAGAACCATACCAAGAGATTTCACAAATACAATAACGCCGATTAATGAACGAATGAATTGCGTATATAATGATTCTTGTTGGCCAAATCTTTTTACAGATGTATTGATAGACACAAGAAATATGGCAAGATCCGGATCTAATTCTTTCTTAACATTTAATAAAGAAGTTCCAAAAATAACTAACGAGATTAATAAAGTTTCTACTTCGTTTGCAAATGGAGTTCCCGTGATTCTTGATAACGTAACAAAAATTACGAACAATATCGATAGATTGACTAAACCAAAATGGTATGATAGAATACTTGGTATAGGTGCAAACGCAACATTAGTTTATTACAATGTAACACGCAGATAAATAGATATAGGAGTTAATATATGAATTGGTTGAAAAATTTATTTAATACAGTTAAGAATTTCTTTACGAAATTGTTCGGTCAAAATGCAAATGATTTTATTGCATTACTAGAACAATTATCGCCGCTCGTTAACAAAGCTCTACCAGTAGTCAAGAAGATTGCACTTCTTACGCCAACAAAGACTGATGATAAGATTCTAGAAGCTTATGAGAGACTAGGATTTGCAGGTCTATTTACTCCTGGTATGGATAAATCTATTGCCCTAAGAGATTTAGCAAAGAAAGTTATTGTTGCTTCAAATCCTGATCCTGTGTCTGACTATCTTGCTAATACAGCTGTAGAATTAGCATATGCCAAATACAAACAAGAACAAACAACGAAAAATTAAAAAGAAAACAATAATGGATTATTGGGTGAAATTTTTAAGATCGCTCGAGACCGAGGGGGGATCAATAGTTATATTGATCTTCCTTATTGGTGTCGTTGCGTGTTTGAAGCACATCGGTTTCAAGGATGCAGATTCGCAAGTTATTTTTATTCTGGGGGCGTTAGTTGGATTATTGAAGGGAAGAGTTGAACAACATAAGGTAGAATAATATGAGTAATTTATCATTAGAATATTGGAAAGTGGCAGAAGAAGTTCTAGAACCTAGATTTGCAACTTTATCATCAGCTTGTTTCGACATTCATGCATGGATTAAAACAGGCAATAAAATTAAATGTTATACTCCAGGAAATAAAGAGATCTTAGTCGGCATTCATGAAGATTCCGTTCTCATTAAACCTGGCGATAGAATGTTAATCCCAACAGGCTTGATCTTCAAGATTCCAGAAGATTACTCATTACGAATTCATATTCGTTCTTCTGTGGCATTCAAACAAGGTTTATTCTTGGCCAATTCTGAAGGAGTTGTAGATCAAGATTATTTCCACGAAACCTTTATTATGCTGGTAAATACTTCTACACAAACGGTTAATTTAAAGAATGGTGATAGAATTGCTCAGGGTGAATTATTGAAGATGGAAAATTATTGTCTATCACAAACTTATAACAAGCCTGAGCAAATTACAGATAGAATTGGTGGAATTGGGAGTACCGGAAAATGATAGGTGAAGAATCTCATTATGCAAGTAAGACGGAAGAATTAGAAGAATATCTAGATTTCTGTGACGTTCTGATTCGTCCTAATAATACACTCACAAAAGTAAATTCTAGATCGGATGTGAATCTAGAAGTAAGATATACTAATGGTAATTTGGTTTGGTCCGGAATTCCTATTTGTGCATCTAACATGGATGTTATTGGAACTTTTGAAGTAGAACGTGTCTTATCAAAATTTAAGATGTTGACAATACTTCATAAGTTTTATACTGTCGAAGATTTCAAGAAGCACGAATACGATTCAGAGTATATCGGTATCTCTGCCGGGATTTCAGAAAAAGAATTACAGAATATATCTGAGATCTTGGAATATGATCCGAAAATTAAATTTATCTGTTTAGATGTTGCAAATGGATATACACAAGCATTTCATGAATGTGTTTCTAAATTTAGAAGAAGATTTTCAGATAAATTCATTATGGCCGGGAACGTTGTTACTAATAGTGGATGCCAGTCGTTGGTTAATGTTGGAGCCGACTTCATTAAATTTGGTATTGGATCTGGATCTGTATGTACTACAAGAATTAAAACAGGAATTGGGGTTCCACAATTCTCGGCTCTACTGAATCTTAATGATGTGTATGATGTTGTATCTGATGGTGGATGCACATCTCCAGGAGATGTTGCAAAAGCTTTTGGAGCCGGAGCTAGATTTGTTATGTTAGGTGGAATGTTTGCTGGTCATAATGAAACTGGAACTACATTCTATGGTATGTCATCGAAAGATGCTATGGATAAGTATTCTGGTGGCGTTTCAAATTACAAAACTTCTGAAGGGAAACGAGTAGATCTATATAAACACACTAAACCTCTAGAAGAAACCGTTCTTGATATTCTTGGTGGATTGAGGTCAGCTTGTACATATGTTGGTGCATCAAATCTAACGGAGTTCAATGGCAAACAAAAATTCATTAAGGTACGAAGACAATATAATAATATATTTTCATGAAGAAAAAGATATTCCAGGAATTAGTTGATTGGATAACCGATAAAGAAGATATATCTATCCAGATAGACACATCATATTACGAACACGCAAAAACAAAAACAGAAGATAGAATCGTAAATGGTGTAGCTGGTTCGGATGGATATATTATTCTTTATGCAGATAAATCTAATATGGATTGGGAAAAGATGACGTCCATGTTAATACATGAGATAGGTCACGTAATTCTCTTTCAAGAAGGAAAATGTTGGCATACTGAGAAAGATGCTTGGATATGTGGAATTCAAACTGTTCCAAAGAAATTTCATCCCAAATTATTAGGACAACATTGTATGGAATGTCTAAAAACATACGATTATAAGAGGTTTGGATGGATTAAGAAGCTCCTTGGTTGAATTTCAAATTTTAATAAATAGATATATATCC